TCCAGATGAACCGTTTACACCTGAACTGCCTGAACTTCCTGAACTACCAGTTGAACCAGAAGATCCTGTGCTACCAGAACTACCAGCAGATCCACTGCTTCCTGATGATCCATTAATTCCTGAACTGCCCGAAGAACCATTTTGACCCGATGATCCAGATGAACCGTTTACACCAGAACTGCCTGAGCTTCCTGAACTACCAGTTGAACCAGAAGATCCTGTGCTACCAGAACTACCAGCAGATCCACTGCTTCCTGAAGATCCATTAATTCCTGAACTGCCCGAAGAACCGTTTTGACCAGATGATCCAGATGAACCGTTTACACCTGAACTGCCTGAACTTCCTGAACTACCAGTTGAACCAGAAGATCCTGTGCTACCAGAACTACCAGCAGATCCACTGCTTCCTGATGATCCATTAATTCCTGAACTGCCCGAAGAACCGTTTTGACCAGATGATCCAGATGAACCGTTTGCTCCTGAACTTCCTGATGATCCAGATGAACCTGAACTTCCAGAGGATCCGCTACTACCACCACTACCAGATGATCCAGATGAACCAGACGAACCACTAGACCCAGAACTTCCAGACGATCCAGATGAACCATTTGCACCAGAGCTACCTGAACTACCTGAACTACCAGTTGAACCAGAAGATCCTGTACTACCAGAACTTCCAGATGATCCTGATGAACCTGATGAACCGCTAGATCCAGAACTTCCAGACGAACCTGAAGAACCAGAACTTCCAGATGAACCACTTGATCCAGATGTGCCGCTACTACCCGAAGATCCAGCTGGTCCTATTTCTTTGCCTGTAACAGATATTGCCGCATTAGGAATTAAATTTATATCAATTTCATTTTCGCAAGTATTAACGTTGCTTTGTAATGAAGAATTAACTACGCTTACATCAATTGTATTTTTGCTGTTTGTAACATTTACATCAATACTTGCCATATTTTATAGATGTGTCACATCTGGTAACACGTTTAATCGGAATTCAAATAATGTTTGATCTTTTATTCCGGTTGAATAAAAATGAACATCACCATATAAATTAATAGGCGGAAAACCTTTTGTTACACTTGCCGGTATATCAAAATATACTGAACCACTTTGATATGCTGCATACGCAACAGTTGGAACAAATTGATATAATAAATTTCCATCTGGATGTGCGCGAATTTGACCGGTGCAACTCAAATTACTAAAATCATCAGTTGCAGATGAAAGATTGACTGTTTGTGTGCAAAGATAATCACCTCTAATAACTGATAGTTGAGTAGCCATTTTTAATATTTTACACTTGATTTAAAAAAAGAGACAAAAAAACCCCCATCTTGCGATGGAGGTTTAATAAAAAATATAATATTAAATTTCCTTTAATATTCGAATTGTTTTTGCGTGTTCCGGATTATTTGGATCTAAATTAAAAGCTGGATTTTGTGTTGTCATTGAAATCGTACCGCGAGAATGCTGCTTAAATTGACGCAATAATTTTTCTTTCAACTCCATTCTTGATCCACTACCGAATATGCCTAACTTCTCACACATATTTTGTAAATCTAGCATTGTCATCTCTGCTAATTTCTCTTTAAATACTTCTAAATTAGAAGTACCAAAAGGATTCATCTTTTTGATGCCTAAAATTTCTTCAAGCTCTTTTACCTTTTGAATATCAGGATCATCGTTTTTCTTACCGTCTGCTAAAATTAAATTATCTAGCTGTGATTTGTTTTCAGTAGCTTTAATTTCTGTTTTTGATTCAACCTTCTTTGTTGTATTTTTCTTGGTCTTTTTAGCCATATAAGATAATAGTAAAATAATGATATATTTAAATAAAAACTTGCGGATATAAAGCTTTCATTTTATTCACATATTCATGTATTTCCGGTCGGTTCCATTTACGACTTAATTTTGGTAAATTAAATTTATATAAAAAATCAAAAACAACAGCCGCACGAATACCGTTAATTGAAAACACCGGATATTTATTTAAACTGTAAGAAATTGAATTTTTTTTATTTCTAAAATAACAATTTGAAAATTTATCAAAAATTATTTTATGAAGCCATTCAATAATAAAAATTGAACTACTAATTACTCTAAATGCTAAAATATTTCTTTTTTTATCAAAAAAAATACATCCATCACCATCAATATATCCTATCAAATAACAAAATTTTAAATATTCATCGTTTAAATTTGGCGGCGCTAGTCTTGATGTTTTATTTGGAATTATATTATAATATTTTTGCAAATCAGCAATCCATTTAGGTTCAGATATAACCACTCGCGAATGCAAAAAAGTACCATCTCTTAGCGATGTTTTTATCGGTCCATCAAATCCTGCATCTTTTTTAAATTGCTCCAAATGTTCAATATCAGAATTTGATATTTCTAATCTGTAATTATAACAATTCAAACTATGTTTATTAATTGATGCATCAGCCGCACTAAATCCAGCCCAATAACAAGAAATGGCATTGGGAATCCAAAAATCTATATTTACATTATATTTTTTAGCAGATTTAAATGGGTTTTTTATTTTTAATTGTTTCGCTTTATTTTGACAAGAATGCGAACTACGGTTTAAAAATTTTCCAATATCTTTATAAGAATAAACTCCAGTAGAACATTTTTCTTTTAGAATATTGATTTCTGAATCAGTCCATAATTGATAGTTCATATATTATTATATATATTAAAGGTAAGTTATCTAGTTTAAAAAAAATGCAGAACACATGTTCTGCATTATGATTATATTACACTAGAAGACCCACAAGTGCCCTATTGTCAAGAACCATACGGCCCTCTTCTAATGCACCATAGTAACCAATCTTGCCTTGACGCAATGTATATTGATCATCAGCGACAAGATTGAATTCAGAACCAGTGTCAGAATCAACAGCGACAGCACGAACGAGAGAATCGCGTGATCTATCGAGACCAACGATAACTTGTTCGGTTGTTTGAATAGCTCTAGCAGTACCGCTATTAGCAGGTAAAGCGTAGTTGTCAGCATAACTTACGCCAGAAGAAACTGTGCTGAAGATTGTGTTGAACTTCTTACCAACGCCGAATTCGAGAATTTCCATGATGGAAACACCGAAGAATTCAGGAATACCAGCTTGGCTGAAGATTTGATCACGAATAGCATCAGTAGCTACGATACCGTTGTTACCACCGGTTTGATCAGCTTGATAACCAGCAGCTGTACCACCCTTAGCTAATGAACCCTTAGTGTTAATTGGGTTATAAGCCATACCACGAATTTCTTCGATGATTTCAGGTGAAACGATGAGATCAGTTAGACCACGACGAGCACCTGAAGGAGTACCACCAACGAATGAAGCGTTGATTCTCTTGATCTTGGTAAATAACTTGTTCAAGTCATTCAAAACAAATCTACCGGGAGCGGCAGCGCGGAAAACGTGATAGTTATCAGCAGCTGTAGCAGAATTACCAGTGGAAGCATTAGCGAGAGCAGTCATTAGAAGATTAGCAGAAGTTCTTTCTTGCTTGAGCATAACTTCTTGAGCTACGCGAGTGAAAGACTTGCTGACAACATCTAAACGGCTCTTAGCAGCATACTTCTTATCGAATGCGACAGCGCTGTCCAAGCGATAAGTAGCGATCTTGAGTTCAGAAGCCAAAGGTTGAACGATATTTTGAGGAAGACCACCAGCTACAGATTGGCTGTAAACTTTGATGTAATCTTCATCGAAGATATCATAATATAAATCCAAAGGAATGGAAGGATTATCTTCAGCGTTGAATTGAAGACTTGTAAACAAGTTAGAAACAGTAGGAGCATTATTGATAACTTCAGCCAAAACAGGACCAATGAATTCAGCCAAAGCTACTTGAGCTTCATAGGCTACTTCACGATTCTTGGAAGCTAATGCTTTGATTAGTTCGACTTGTTCGTCTGTTCTCTTTAAAACGATTTTCATATTATGTTAAGTTGGATATTAGACAACGTAAGATGTAACGCAGTCGATTTGAACGAGAGCATATTTTCCTGTTGTGGCACCAGCGAAATAATCGCTCTTACCATTTTGGGAAACACGTTGACCAGTAGCTAGAATTCTACCGACGATGCTTGTAGTACCAGTGATTGGTGAAACTGTAGCAGCATCTAGACCAGAAACTTTACCAGCATTAGCAGAAACAACAAGGTGATTGTTAACTGTCATGCTAGCATCGACCCAATCAATAGCTGTATCAGCTAATGTGAAAACACCGCGTGTAGCTACAGGAACAGCTTGACCAGATAGAACGGCTTGGAGTTCAGCTCTCTTAACAGGATTATAGAGAAGCTTTTCACCGTTTTCATCGGTTAGAAGTGTTTGATTGAGCGTAATACCAAGAACTGGAGAACCAGCGGTAGCCGCAGTAAAGGTGAGAGGTACAGAAGGGTATTGAGCAGCACCCAAGAAAGGATAGTCTGTCTTACCTAGTACTGTATCGTTAGTAGAGTAAGTAATTGGATCTAGATCCAAGTTACCAGCTGATACTTTGACGAATACACCGGCAGAACCGTTACCATTTGTTGATGGTGTGGAGTCTACAGTGTCGCTTGCGAACAAGTTGATAACATCATGTTCGCTATATTGTCTAAATGGATATAATCTTAGTGACATATAGTTTTAAAATTTAACTGTTATATTTTCCTTACTGAAAGCCTTGCTAAGTCTTTCTTTCCAAGAAACCTTCTCTTCAGTCGGCTCAATGCCTTGAGCGGGTATAGCAGCATCTTCAGGCTTTGCATTAGCTAAAGCGGTTTCGACTTCAACAGTTTTTTCAACTACTTCGCTTGCTACTGTTTTTACTTGTCCCATTCTCTTAGCTAGTTCGGCTTCGAGACGGTCTTGGAAAGCTTTTTCTTGATCAGCCTTGAAAGCTTTGCTCTTGTGTCTATAAACTACTGCTAGTTTATCCTTATAAGAAGCAAAAGCCTCATCAGACTTATCTAAAGCGCTAATTTCTTTAGCGAGAAATTGACGATCTACATCATCAAAATCATATTCAGTATCTAGAACATTCATTCTAGAATTAAAAAGTTCTTGAGCGGCTTGGGCGCTCATTGTGGTTTCGAGTTCATTCAATCTAGCTAATGAATCAGCTAGCTTCTTGTTATTTTCTTCAAGATCTTTCTTGAACTGTTCGGCTTGAGCGACGGCTTCGAGCTTTGCTTTTTCAGCAGAAGCGATCTCAGCTTTGATTTCGTCGTTCTTGAGTTTGATACTTTCAGCGATCTTTGCAGAAATAGAAGCAACAGCTTCTTCACTGAATTTTTCAGATTCTTGCTTTTCAGCGAGAACTGTTTTTAGCGCGGATAATATTTGGTCTAAATCCATAACTTTATTTTTGGTAATATTTACAGTATTATTTTGATTTTGTGAAAAATTATCTACTATTACTTTTTTAGGTGTATCAATTTCAATTGATTCAACGATTTCTAAAACTTCTGCTTCTGTATCTTCTTCAACTTCGTTTTCTTCTTCATTGTCAATAATAACACCTTGAACATCAGCAGCTGGATTCGTAGTAAATCCAATGCCTAATGGATAAATTCTGCCAGTTACTAATCTATAAACTGGAGTGCCATCATTTAAAGTGCCGGGACCATCAAAACCTTTTAAGAATTTCTTAAATTCTTCTATTTGATTTTGTTTAGTAATTATTTCAGCATTTTTTAGATCCAAGCTACCGATTGCAATTGCATATTCATTGAAACCAATTTCCCAGCTTGCGCTAATCTTTTGATATAATGGAGAATCAGGATTGTTAGAATTAACTAACGCATCAGCAAAATCACGATCAACTGTTTTATAAACGACAGCAGCTAAAGCAATATTGAATGGATCTAATTTTCCTTTAACATCATCTTCAAATAATAATTGATTATCACCATAAGATGAAAAAGCGGAATTAACAATATGACCAACAACTCTTGTTTTCTTATGTTCGATATTAGTAGGTTTATGAATAAAATATTTTTTAAAAGCAATTGCTGTATCGGTATTAATACCATCGCCGTTTTTATTAAAACGATTTACTACAGCAGCATTAAATGCAGCGCCAACAAGATCGATGTTTTTATCCAAATTAACACTATTAGGAATTAAACTTCTTAAACCATCTAACGAAGCAACAGACAACAAAGGATTTTGATCAAAATTTAATGAAGCCGTAACTATATTATCAAATTTTGTTTTATAACGATAAAGATCGCTTGACATATAGTAAAATATTACACGGAAAACTTAGTGCTGTGATATAATAAGCTTGCTGAATATGTATCTAATTGATGCTCGGCAGCCATTTCTTGAATAGAATTTAGTATTCCTAGTTTATCTAATGCAGTAGGATCATTTAATACAGAAGATGCAGTTTTAGGCCAATCTTTAAACTCAGTTCCAGTTATGATTGCTTCAGTTATACCTGTTACTAATTTTTTCTGTTCTGCACTTAATGATTTCTTATTATATTTCTTTTTTAGCCCCGCTTCAACTAAACCATTAAGTGTTTTTGATTCATCCATAACTTTTGCAATAGCGTTTTTAGCAAAGACAGACGCCTTAGTTGTTCCTTTTGGACGACCGGCTGTATTTGGTGTTTGATTTTTAACTGGAGCTGCGCCAGTTGGCATACCTGGAATTGGAGGTGGTATCATTGGAACACCACCAACAATTGGATTGTAATAACCTTGTTCTCTTTGTTGAACAAATTTTTGTTGAGCAGCAGCTAGTTCTTCGGAAGTAGGATAAATACCTGTTTCAATAACCTTAATACCTTCTTCTGGAGGAAGAATACCAAGTTCCATCATTCTAGTCACAACACGATTAAATTGAGTTTCATCTTTTATTGAAACTTCTTCAAATCTAGCTTTGGGACATTTACCTTTAAATCCTAGATTTTTAAATATACCTTCAATTTCTGGTTGTAGAAAATCATTTATAAAAGCGTTTCTTGATTCTTTTAATCTTTCAAAGAATACTTGAGCTTTAACAGTAGTATTAGCAAACTTTTCAGAGCCAATTAAAATATTTTGCAAACCTTCTTTAATATCTTCATTAACAATACGATATTTTTCATATCCTAATACTTTATTCATATCAGGAATAATAAATTCTGCTTTTGTTGTATAATCTGCAACAAGTACGCGACCAACTGATTGGTTATTTAACAAGCTTTGCATGGCTTTAATGTTTTTATGATTAATTCCACCTTTGCTTGGTTCAGTACCTAAAGTAATTAATAGAATTACATTCTCAATCGTTCTACAAATAGCTTGATCGATTTTTTTCATCTCAAGCTTAAAGTTAATATCATCTAAAACTGGAAAACCAAACGGAATAGAAAATGGCTCGTAATCTTGCTTTTTATAGAATGAAGCAATAACATTTGTTGGATCTAATTGAATCTTCAAACCATCACGCGCCCATTGACCATTCTTGATTTTATCTTTTGTTTGCTCATCCAATTGATCAAAGATCATTTTATCATGATCATTCTTAGGTGTTCTTAATCTTTCTAATTCGTATTCAGACAAAATCTTTTGATACAACATCTGTTTCCATGAGCTTGTTCTATTTACAGTAACATAATATGGATTTAATAATGTATAAGAAACAGGTATTTGATTTTTTACATCGTAATTACTTGGATAAGGTAATAATGAAACATCTGTTGTATAAGATTGACCATCGTATGTAGCATAAGATTCTAAAATCTTTTGAAAATCATTTATATCAAACTTAGCGTTTATTTTATAAAAGAAAACATTACCACTTCTGTAATATTCGCGGAAATACTGATCTTTAATTCCCCAAATCTTTATATACTTCATCCATTTTGTGAAAAAGTCTCTTGCTTTTTGGCTTCCACCTTCTAAATATATTTCAGCGTTAGCAAACTCAGACATAATATCAACAGCGTTTCTGAAAATAGCTACATTTGCATAAGCTTTTTGACATAATTCAATTGCATCGCGAATATTATAACCATTAATAGAAGTTTCGAAAGGCAATAAACCTTCTCGAATATTACCATAACGATAAATTTTTGGCCCTACATAAGCTAAATTACGACGAATACCTGTAGGATTATCTGTATTTTGTGATCTTTCGTAAGAAGCTTTAGCATCATGATTATAAAAGGGCTCACCAACCAAAGTAGGTTCAGAATAATCTCTAATTAAATCTTCTAATGGAGCCGATTGATCTTCTGTTCCTTTAGAAAATTTGCTCCAATATTCTGACTTCTTTGTATATTTACGGCTCATGGTATAAATAGTTACACATTGTAACTTTAAAAGTGACTTTTAAACATTAATTTTATGCAATAAATAACGGCTCAAAAGTTTCCATAACATTATCGACTTGAGTATTTTCCATATCAAAATAAATTTTTGCTAACCAATTACCTAATACTAAAGCTGAATAACTATCTTTTCTAGGTTTATCTGGACCTGTTTTACGTTTTAAATTAGCTGGTAAATCAAAATTCTGTAAACCTTGAGCAGAAGTAGTAATTTGTATTAGTGCGCATTCTGTTTTAGTTAACAAAATCATATCAGTTAAATGCTCAACAAAATCAATCATTTTAGCTTCTTCGTTTTCTTTTTCTGAATCTAATGAATTAGAAAATTTTAAATTAGTAATGCCAATTCTTCTTTTAGTTTGCGCTCTGAAATTGTCATCAATTGCTCTGCTGCCAAAGAAAATACGACGATGATCAAAATTAGCTTGTAACATTTCATTCGCTAAACGTATCCAAGAAGAAGTTGGCTTTCTTAAAAATACATACTTATATTCTGATTTGTTATATTCCATTTTAGCAGAAAACAAGTTTTGGGCATATTCTTCAGGCCGCTCAAATTCTGTTGTAATTGATTTTAGATTAATTTTAGCGTCTTTGAAAAGTTCACTTTCATTGCAAGAATTCATAAACTGAACGCCACCGTTATAATCCATACATATTGCAACAACATTGAAGTTTTGAAGTATATATAAAAAGTATTTAATATGGTCTTTTAATGATGAACCAGATAAAGCATAAGAATGGACAAGAGTTGATATTTGTTTTTCTCTATTTATCTTTAATACTTGAATCGCGAAATCGTCAGAAGATTCGGTTTCTGACCAAGAAGGGTCAACAGAAACTATATATTCATCTTCTGCATGACCCGCTACTTCAATTGACGGCAATTCACCATCAGGTATAGTACAAAGAGCCATTTTAGAAATTTTAAAATAACCAGAACTATCATCTGTAAATTGTGCTCCGAATTCTCTTAAAAACTGAGATTCACTCATCGTTGCTTTCGCTTGATTGATCAAATTTTGATCATATAATTGTGTCGGCGCACAATCATAAGAAAACTGCATAACACAACGTCTAGTAGTATCTTTTGTTTTTGGATTAAAAATTAAATTTTCATACTGCTCATACAACTTATATAAATATTCAAATTTAAAAGATGCAGAAGATAATGCAATTAATTTATTATTAGGCCACTGATATCGATCTTCTTCTTTCATCTCGTCTTTTTCAATCAATTGTGTTTCGAGATTATAAAGCTCTTCTCTTTGTGTTGGATTTTGCACAACGGACAAGAACGGAACAATAACTTCATTATAAATACGTTCTGGCATCAATAAAAACTCGTCAATGATAATACGATGAAAGCGAAAACCGCGAAGCTTTTCACCATCGCCTAAAGGTAATGCTCGTATTCTGCTTTTACCGATTTCCATTACCCATTCATCATTACTTTTAGATACATGAGTAATACATTGTTTTAATAAATAAGCTTCTGGTTTTGCAGCAATATCTTCAATCTTTTTAAATATCATTTTAGACTGACGAAAACTGCGGCTCAAAATTCCTATCTCAACACCTTGATTAAATATCGCATCTAATGCTGCAAATATGCCACACGTATATGAATTATGATTTATAAATCCATCTGACATATAGCAATGTTCATTTGCTACTTGCAAATCTACGGTCTCATTAAGAGATTCTTCTTTTATTTTTACAAAATCAAAAAATAGATTTTCATCTAATAAATTATTTATTTTGTTTGAAGTTTCTAAATCAACAAAGTTTGCTAGATTTTTAGCAAGAGTCCGATTTGTTTTTTTTCTAAATGGCAATTTGATCTGCTGATTTTTATTTTTTTTGCAAATTGATTTTTTATTATATTTTGAAATTAAATATTCTCCAATAAAAGGAATCGTATTAGAAAATTGCCCATCAATATATTTTGCGGCATTAATTATATTTAATTTTTCTTGTTTTCTATTTATTAAAAAACCAATAGAATCCTTAAATATTTTTATATTTTCATAAGTGCTTAATAAGATTGTCCAAGCTTTATTGCAAATATATTTTTTTCCTGAAAAATTAGACTCACCACCTTTAAAAGAAATTTTTGTAGTTGAATCTATTCCAAATATTAAAAGCAAAGTTCTGACTTGTTTAATTAATTCATAAGACGTACTCGTAAAACCAATCTTTGCGCCATTAGAATTTCTACGTTTAGCTGATATTGAAGCGTAACCATCTGTATCAAATAAACCTTTTAATAGATTTGATGCGCTATCTTTCGAACAGTTTAAAAGTTTATAAGGAATTATTTTATTAACTGCTTTTTTTCCTACTTCAAAACCACAAAATTCAAGAAATTTTTGCAAAGACTTATTAGAAATAGTAAAGCTTTGGGCTTTATTGTTCTTTTTTTGATAAATTTTTAAATTAAGATTTAATTTATCACAAAAGTACATTAAGAAATTTTTTATTTCTATATCTTCGCTTGTGATTTGAATTATTTTATTTGTAAAACAGCCATCACCAATAAAAATTCCAAAAAAGTAATACCAATCTTTTAACGATATTTTTAGTGGATCAATTACAACTTGATCAAATCTTTCTTTTTCAATAGAAAATCCTGCGAATATATTGATTTGATTACTGAAAAAACCATTCTTACGCATTATAATACAATCTCCAATTGAAAGATCTTTAGCAAACTTCCATTCTTGTTCTAGATTTTTATTCAATATCAAAATTCTGTGATAATCTAGACCCTCAGATTCATAACCTTTATCTGTTGTTATCTTATATGTCTTTTGCTTTTTATTAACAGTTTTACCTTCCACTAATTGCATAGAATTTTTAGCAAGAACATAATCTCCAATTTGAACATCTATTGCTTTTTTAATTCCGTTATTTGTAAAAATTAAAGAATTTTTATTAGTACATTTACTTAAACCACGACTCCATACCGCCAAAAAATAATCGCTTTCCAACATGCCTTTAATAGCCATATGTTGAAAAGGAAATAATTTAACTCCAGTAATCAAATCAGTTGAGAATGTAATATTGTTTCTTAAAAACTGATAAAATAACAACTTAGCTTCTTTTTCTTCCATGAATCCTTCTTTTTGAAGAAGTTCTTCATTCGAAATTAAATAATTTTTTTTATTTTTTTGGCTCCCACATTCCCAGCTCATAGTCTAAAAAATATTGTATGTCTACTTGCCATAACTTATTACCATGATATAAAAGTTTCGGTATAATATCTAAAGATTTTTCGCGATTACCTGTAAATATGAATTGAATATGTCTAGCATATTTATGAGTTAAATAACGCATATTGTGAAAAACATATTCTAAACTAGTTCTGCGATTATATTTTTTATGATTGTATTTAATATCATTTATAGTAGATTCGATAACTACAAATAAATAACTATTTAATCCTACTGCTTTTTCTATCTCTCTTTCAAATCTACTTAATCCAGAAGCCATTGTTCCTAGAAAATCAGATTCACTTTTTCTATCAACAAAAGTATAACTATATGTATTATTTTCTAATAAATAATCGCCAACATATAATTTTTCAATACGCGAATTAGCAAATTCTAATGGCATTTGTTCTCTAGTATCAATTAAAATAGTCGCATTCTGCAAATCAACATTATTAAAATCTGATATTATATTTTTATTAAATACTGGTTCTTTATTCAATTCTTTGCAAAATGTATTATATGAACCGAAATGTTTTTTTATTATATTAATTGGTGGCAATGCTAATGTTTTAATTTCGTTATGAAATGGCGCATAAGAGTAATTCTTTTCTTTAATACGTTCAGAAATTATTTCTAAACATTTAGATTTAACAATTTCTTGAGGCTGAGATCTCTCCCATTGCAAAAATTCATTTAAATCAATGAATTCTGTCTTGAAATAATCTTTTTTATTTAAATAAGGTATTTGTCTTTTATAAAACAGAGAATACCTCGGATAATGAGTACAATAATATTCTGCTTGATATATATTGTGTTTTTTTAAATGCGCGTGAAATGATTTATCATTATCAAACTTTTCATTACATATTTTACATTCTGTCATATAGCATCTTCTTTAGAAATGCCTAAAATTCTAGCTTTCCAAGAAGACATATTTTCGAGTTTATTCGCTTCTTCTTTAATAACTTGTTTTTGCATTTCAGCTATTTTAATCATCATCTTTCTCTCATTTTCATCTTGAAATAATTCTACAAGATTAATGATAGAAGCATTTTTTTGTTGATGTTGTTCAACTCTTCTTGAACGTTCGCCGTTAAGCTTTTGAATAGATTTATCTATGCGTTGTGCGCATTGATTATATTCTTCGCTAATGGTCTTTAGAATTTCAGTTAAACGAATTGTAAGATCTTTTTGATCTTGAGTATCGTTAAACATTTCATTAACTTTATTTTTCTTAATATCTATTTGTCGCAAATTAATATAATCCATGCAAACATTAATATATAAATTAATTTCATCAATTGTTAAATCAGGTTTATCCCATACCGATCTTACGAATTCTGCCTCAAACAATTCCTTATCTGTGGAGCTGGTATAAGAATCATAATTACCAACAAAGCGCGGACTAGCTAAATAAGTCAATAATTTATCCATATACTTTCTATGCTGCAAAGAAAGTTTCTCTTCACTTAAGTCTTGACCGCACCATCTATTTACTTTATTAATAACTGTTTTAATAGAACGCGGCACAGAATAGCGCTCATTAACACCTGATTCGTTATCTACTAAAAACTCAGGATATTTTTCTTTTACATATTTATGAACAGCGCGATATTCTGGAGTAATAAATATATTTAAATTTTGAACTCCTTGAAACTTTTCATTAAATAAAAGTTCTGTAATTTGTTTTGGAGTTATTCCTGTTTTTATATTCTGATCAATGAACTCATATTGAGTAGAACTAAGAATATCAGTTGTTACTGCTTTAGGTTTATCTTTTTTACCTGCAAGAAATCCACTGTTTACTAAATAATCTCTCACTTCTTTTGCTTCTTTAGATCGACCAGTTAGATCCTGTCGATTATGAAGCATGTTTGCGATTAAAACATAATCATTATATCCTTGTTCAATTTTTTGTGCGATAAATTTAGTTTGTTCTTCGTTTAACATATTATTCGTTAAATATATCGTTTTCCCCTAAAAGAGATTGGGCTTTTAAAAACAACATCTTTTTTAAATTTTTTATTTGCTTATAACCCGCTTTTCTTCCTTTTTCTGAAGTTTTAAATTTTAGTATTTTAGCGACTTGATCATCAGTTAAATTATCAATAAAAAACATTTTATAAATAAAAAAATGTTTATCGCTAAGATGATTTTTCATAAGATCATGCAATTTATATTCAGCATCTAAATAATCATGATCTCTTGTAGATTCAAAAGCAAAATGATAATTTTTATGATTTTCTAAACTAACTGTCATTTTTACATCATATGCGCTTTTCTTAACTTTTTCCCATTTAGCATATAATGGGCATTCATCACACTGTTTTCTGCTTTTTGTAAAACCACATGAAAATTCATCTCCTGATTCGCCGCCGATATTTTGATTAAATGGACAAGATAAACAAGGACGTGCAAAAGATGTATAATTATTACGTATTATATTTTTGATTTGATTAGTAACTATACGATTAATCCAAGGTTCAATAGGTCTAGATTGATCCCATAAATGCCATTTTCTATATATATGCAATTTAATAATTTGCTCAATATCTTCAAAGTCAAACCAAGTGATTGCTTTTAGCTTCCATTTGTTTCGGCGTTTCTTGATGACTTTATCAATTGTTTCATACATTTCCTCAAATTTTTTTTTATTGCTGCGTTTCATCTATGTCTTTGGGATTTCTAGAAGGCCGACATTCAGATAATGACTGTTTAAGATATTCTTCCCTAGAAGGTATTTTAAAATCACTATTAAGATTATAATTCATGCGTTCAGAGGAAGGTGGAACGCTTATAATTTCTGAAACAGAATATTTACTTTTTGATTTTTCTATTTCATAACTTAATCTATTTGGTTTAACAAATGTTGTTGGCAAACCATCTTCATCGTATTCAGGTGAACGAACTGAAGGTTTCTTGATTTGCTGTTGATTACTATGCAAAGCAGAAGCGCCAATTTGATTGCCACAATTGAAACAAAACTTAGCGCCCAAATTATTTTTAGTACCACAACTGGTACAATAAATATTTCCCATACACCTATTATATTAGTGTATAGGTGGTTTATCTAATTTCTTTAATGTATGTATAATATATTTCAATATTTCACTACGCAAAATATCTTCTTCATTAAATTCAAAACAAAAAATACCTTTATCACGACTTTCATCATTATTAAAGATATCATATATTTTCATGAAACCTGATTTATTTCCAACATCAGATTGCATAGAATCGCCGCAAATAAACATTTTTGTATTTTCACCGATACGTGTTATCGCTGTTATTAATTCTTTAGTTGAAAAATTTTGACATTCATCAATCAGAACAATCATATCTTTCCAAGTAGCGCCTCTAAGAAAATTAACAGGTAAAGCTTCAATTAGTTTTTGCTGCTCAAGATATTTTGTTTGATTTAAAGGAATCAACTCATCCAATTTATCATATAAAGGTATCATAAATGGATTAAACTTTTCATCAACAGTTCCAGGTAAAGCTCCTAATGCTCTTTCTCCAGATTCAGCTATTGTACGAATATATTTAATTTCAGAATGTGCTCCAGTATTAAATAAGTGAAGAGCACAATAAACACTAATGAAACTTTTAGCCGATCCTGCGGGTCCATTTATAAATATTATTTTTGTATTTTTATCGAATGCCTTTGTTACGATGTTTTTTTGTTTTTCTGTTAATTTGAAATCTTTGATGTTTAATTTTATATGCTTGAAGAAATTATCTTCTACGCTTTCATCGATTTCGTGTTTGATATGTTTTTTCTTTTTTTTACTAGACATACTTCAGTAATGTTTACACTATAAATGTGATATTTCACTGCTTAAGTATACCTTATTCACCAACTTGTAAAGAATATTCGTTATGCGCATTTGTTCAAAAAGTTTATAAATTTTGCGATGAAATGACAAAGCGTGGTCATACTGTATATCATTATGGTCATAAAGATTCTAAAGTTAATTGCACTGAACATATAACTGTTACAGATAATGAAATTTTAAAAGATACATATGGCGATCTTAACGCTTGGAAAACAAAAGGTTATGATCAACATGTCAATAATAAAGCTTTTGATATTTTTAATGATAATTGCGTACAAGAAATAAATAAAAGATTAAAATCTAAGAATGAATTTATTTTAGCATGGTTTGGTTTCGGTCATGAAAAATGTGTTAAAAATTTTTATGATAAAGCTATAGTAGTTGAACCAAGTATTGGTTATGATAGCATGTTTGCACCGGTTAAAATTTTTGAAACAAAAAGCCAATTACATAAACTCCACGGAAATCAAAACACATTAGTGAATTTCGGAAAAGAATTTGTTATTTATCCTGGTTTTAATAAAAATGATTTTGAATACAAAGCGCAAAAATCTAATACCGCGCTATTTCTTGGAAGAATAATAAAAGAAAAGGGTGCACGTTTAGTTTATGATATTTATAATCATATTAAGCAAGATATTATTTTTGCAGGCCCGAATATATTAAATTTAAAAGATACAAAATATTGTAAATTTATTGGTTTTGTTGAACCAGAACAAAGAAAAAAACTATTAAGCGATGCTAAATGCTTAGTAGCTCCTAGTTTATTTATAGAACCGTGTAACTGGACTGTAATCGAAGCGCAGTTTTCTGGAACACCTACAGTAACAACGGACTTTGGCGGTTTTACAGAAACAGTTGTACAAAATAAAACAGGCTATAGATGTTTTAGTCCTAAAAACTTAATCGATGCAATTTTAAATATACAAAATATTTCTCCAAATGATTGCTATCTTAATGCAATAAATAAATACACAATTGAAAAACAATGCGATGACTACGAGATAGTTTTTAAAAATTTAATTCACTAAACCATTTATTATTATCTCGTTATAATAATCTTTTATATTCCAAAAGTTTTCAGTAATATCTACTCCATCTAGTGAAAAAAGTTTAAAAGTGATATCTTTATCATTTTTCATTCTTTCTAAAGTTTTATAAACTTCATGTCTTGGAAAGTAATCGCCAAGGAAATGAATTTCTCCTGAAAATTTTCTAACTGATTTCTTAAATAAATTATAATTATTATTTAAAATCAGTCTTTCATAAGCTTCAATATCAAATTTTAGAAAATCAATTTTTTTATTTATAAGAGAAATTAGATTTTCAAATGTTATAGATGAAACTTTTTGAATAGCATTTTCATGAAAAATAGATTTAAAATTTTGCACATCTAACTTATCAGATAAGAAAGCATTCATTATAATAGGCTTGTCGTTATTTGATAAATTAGAAACAAAATCATTAATACAATCAACACTCGCATCAATACCTAGATAAGTTATATTCTTATTTTTATTTTTAAGATATAAATAACCTTTAGAACATCCTAGATCAACTACAAAATCATTTTCTTCAATTTTTTGATACAGTTCATATTGGTTATGCAAAAATATTTCATTGAATACAAAAGAATCAAGATTTTTATAATTTGCTACATCAGCACCATCATAAATTATATTATCAATTTGTTTTTTAACGTCAGCAAAATATATATTTTTTGAACACTCAAATTGACGATCTGTATTTTGATGTCTCGGACACCAATTCCAATCTCCTTTGTTGAACTGGTAATTAGTATCATTCCAGCAACCATTACATACATTTAAATTAGTAACTCTATATGGAGTATTAAATTCAGTAAAAGCTTTACTGAAACCATTAATCATAATTACTTTTTTGCCCAAAGCCCAAGCTAACCAACTAATACCAGAACCTAGACCAATATAAAAATCACAATAATTTAAATAATCTAAACAATCATTTAATGTATTTGTTTTTGGATGTATAACGTTATTTAACCCTTTCAAATCCATATAATTCAACGGTTCTTTTTGAATTACAACAACTTGATATCCTTTTTGATTCAAATAATCTACAGTTTGCTGCCAACCATCAGAATTTTGCCAATGTTTAAGAGCAGCAGTTGAAGCTGTAGTAATACAAACATATTTACCATCAATTTTTCTAGTGGCTTTAGATGTATCAATTTTAGGTTTTATTTCTTTATATTCTAAACCTAATATTTCCGCTGCTACTTGTTGTAGATTTTGCGTTCTATTATCTTTTGGAGTAGAACTAAAATCATTTGAATCAAAATAACCCAATTTGTAAGTAGCATAATAAGATGTATTTATAACACCATAATTTTTGAAATTAATTAAAGGATATTCATTTGCAAATAAATCTTTATTAGGGGTATAAAAATCAAGTAAACAATCATGCTTTTTTCTGAACTCTTCAACATAAGGCATCCAAGCAATCAAATCACCCAAAGATGGCGACTCATTAATTATACAAACTCTTTTATATTTTAGATTTATACTATTTTCGTAAACTAGTTTTGAATCGCTACTAACCTTAACACGCCAATCAATAAAATATTTAATATTTGGCATTGTCCACATATTGTTTGTGATGTTAGATTCATAAATTAATTTACCATCAGTCTTATTGAAAAATTGAACAGTATAATTTGTATTATCGTTTCCTGATATTTCTAATTTGCAACCGTTATTATAATCAAGCTTAAATATATTGCTATGAATTTTATAGTCTATATGTTTAACATCAGTGTTTTTATAAATGTCAATCAGTTGATCTTTCATTTTATATTCTTTATTATAATGAGATAATAATTGTAAAATTATGTTAGTCCATGATTTTTTATGAATATTTTCTTTTATTTTTTCACAATAAAAATCATAATTAGTTATAACATCACAAATTGCTGAAACAATATGATCAACATTTCTTTCAATTCTTGTTAAACCTATTAATTCGTTATTTTTTTCAAAAGTTGATAGAACAGGTAGTCCACAAGATAATGCTTCTAACAATGTTAAATTAGGGTGACCGGCTTCTAAAATAGATGGACTTAAAAATATTGTATGAGATTGATATAATTCAATTAAATCATTTTCATTCAAATCATAAATTATATTTAATTTATCATAGTTACAATTATAGCGTTCAAAGAATTTTTTGTTATTCGACGGACCAGCAACTGTAATTGGCAAATTTAATTTTTGTGCTGCTTCAATAGCAAAACTAAAACCTTTTCTATCTTCAGATGCGTCATGAATAAATCCATTATTTGCGACACATAATAATTTATGATCCTTGAATTTATTATCTACATTTTTAAAAACCTCAGTGTTTACACCATGACTTAAATAATTTAAATTTGGTAAATCAAAATATTCAACTAAATATTTAGCCGGAACAAATGATTTAACTGAATACTTTATTGCTTCATAGTTTTCTTTGAAACAAAAAGAATCTTTTCCATATAAATATGCATGATGATCATGACAAGTAAAATAATATGGTATATTTCTGCTTTTAGCAAGCAATGCTAAATTAGCCATGTGAATATGTATAATATCACCTTCTTTATAAACTAAATCATCTAAATAAACGATTTGCGAATCAAAACCTAACTTTAATAATGATTGATGATACTCCCAAATTATTTTCTCTGTAGCGCCCCAACCATTTGGAGGTATAGGTAAAAGCCCTGTATGAATATTAAAAATTCTAGGCATATTCATTTCTTTATTTTTTAAATAAATAATGCATTTCTCTATCTCGCTAACAGATTTACAACCGTGAAAAAATTTAATATCATTTTTATCGCTTGGAATAACATGCCACGGGCAATTTTTTACAAAATGAGATTTATTTTCAGCCTTATAAAAATCATCTATATCAGTAATCGATCCAACATTATAATAACTTAGAGGCAATTGTTTTTTAGCGTTAATCTGCCATAATTTTAAATTTAATATTGTTTCATCATGATATGGAGCATATAAAACATGATTTTCAATTATTCTTTTATCAGCAGCCAATTTTTGGCAATCCATAAAAAAATCTTTACAAGATGTATTAAATAAAAAATAACCACTTTGTACATAATGCATGGATCTATTTTTTATATTCAACATATCCATTGATTCTCTCTCTAAAACATCAGCGGTAAATGGATCTCCTTTTCCATTCCACATCATATATTCAAAAACCCCTTTAGTTGCTAAAGGGTAATTTTCTATTTCACTCAAATAAGAAAAAACTTCATCAACATTTTTTCTTACAATTGAATCACAATCAATAAAAAATCCTTCTTCTAAACCATTTGATAAAGCATTTAAAACAATATCAAATTTTTTTACTAATGCGTGATAAGTATTGACATCTTCTCTATTAACAATACCAATATTGTTTAAATCTTTTGCGTTTTTAACAAAATGTGGATTTTCTAATTTATAATTAACTCTCTTTGCAATAATGTTTTTCAAATCAGTTTTTAGATCAAAATTATAAGTATATATTATTATTTTATTATTAGAAAATAATGACAATGTTTCAGCAAGTTTAATAGCCAAGTCAGCATATATTTCATTGGCGAAAGTTATATAAGCGCGTTTAGGAAATTTCATTATTTAAATGAGCGTAAAAAAATCCTGTTTCATTTAAAAATTTTGGATCTTCAATATTTATTATTTTATAATTTAATTTAGTAAATCTGTTGACTATATCAAATACATTCTTTTTGTTACCTAAATGATATTCAATAATGTATCTAGGACATTTTACAATTTCTTGATCACGCAGACCAGCTATTACTTCATATTCTGCACCTTCAATATCTATTTTAATTAAATCAATGTTTTTTATATTTTCTGAAGTATAAAAACTATTTAATGTGATTACGTCAACTTCTTCTTCTGTAACATTATTACCAGTATATTCATGAGCTTCTTTCATGAAGCCGCTAATCGTAGAATTATCTTGAACGCTCTTAATTTTTAATTTTCCATTTGTATTAAATATAGCTTTTTTAATTAATGTAAATTTATCATTATTACCGAGAACTTTAGATAACTGATCGAAAGCTTTTCGAGTTGGCTCAAAAGCGTAGATTTTTTTACTGCCTCGATTAGCCATGTATAAGCTAAATAATCCAACATTAGCACCAATGTCTAAAACAGTATTTAAATTGTCTATTTGTAAATGACCATATATATTTTCATAAAACATTTGCTTATAATTTATATACAAACAATCAAATGGACTAAAATTAACATTCAAAACAACCGGCATATAATTCAAATCTTTTACTTTAATTTTCTTCTTACCGAGTAAATTTTTATTCAAATCATAAAATTCAATCAAAAAAGTGCTAAAAAATGTTTCAGAACTAAAATCTTTATTACCATTAGGCACAATATACCATGATTTAGCTTCTGTAAAATCTACTTCACAATGATACATTGGTATATTTGTAAAACAATCTTTAATAGAAACTAAATATTTGGTCTTAGGACCATAATTTGTTAATTCAAATTTATTCGGAGCCGTAAAAACTATATCAATCGGTAATTCTTTTGTATAAAAACCTTTTATCATTGATAAATTGTGATCAAAATTATCAGATAAATATGTTATATTTTTATATTCATCATACATTCCACAATATACCGGCAAATTATACATCAAAATAGGCATTCTCCAACCAATCGCTTCTCTTAATACTAAAGGATTTGTTTCTTTATCATGAGCTGTGCCTTTTGATGTGAAGAGAAATATATCCATAGCATTATAAAATGTGTCAACATCTTTTCTTTCTCCCCACCATTTGCAGTTTGATGGAAAATCTTTCATCAATGGTTCCCAATATTCTCTAAAATTATCAGCTTGATTACCGACAAAATGAAACTGCACCGGTTCGTTCAATAATTCTTTTGCGTATTGAATGATTTCTTTTTGATTTTTACGTGAAGTAAATAAACCAACGTTTAAGAAATGTACTTTATTAACATCTAAGCCTAAATTTTTTAAAGCTTCTGTGCGGTCTGTTTTTATTTTATATTCTATAGGATACAAAACAACATCTGATGGTATATTTAATGGCGCAAACATTTGTTTTTGATATTCGCTTACAAATACAAAACGATCAGGGTAAAAACATTTATTTTGTATTTCAAAACTACTATCATGAGATGTTTCAATAATCTTATATCGGCGGTTCTTATTGTATATGTTTTTTGCTATATCATGATTGCAAAAGTACTCTGGCATTTCTTCAAAATGTACAATGTCAGGATTGATAGAATTAATATGATTCATCAATTCTGCTTTATTTTCACCAAGTGTTATTAGTTTATTACCTAATATTTCTTTAATTTGATTTCGTTGTACTACGAGAACGCCGCCTGTTATATCTGAATACTCAATGCAATATATATCACAATCATTTTTTAGTTCTTGTATTTTTTTGAGTAAATATTGCGGACCGCCACCGGTTGACAAGTGCGGAGTAATAAATAATACTTTGAATTGATGATTTGACATTATAGATTAGCTTCTTTTTTAATAAATTGTTTGATCATTGTAGTAAAAAACTTCTCGAATCCAAGTTTTTTTATACATTCGCTTATTTTTTTCGATGCAACCATTTTACCCACGATCTCACCTTCTATATATTCATAATCTTCCTCACCGCAATCGCAGAAAATATGTGGATTTTCTACCTCCATAACAAGAACTTCGATGCTTGTTATGTCTTCTTTAAAATCTGAGAAGTTGATTTTTGTCTTATAAACGCCTTCTTCGTCGGGTATTGCAGCCATTTTAGTACCACGACCGTCTTTATATATCAATATATAGTTCATTTAATATATACTATTATATGATATACAAATATACTTAACAACTTAATCTTTATGTAATTTTATATATTGTATAGCGTTATCTAGTATAAATAGATCATCTTTAAAACAACCTAAACCACGATTACAAGTATGACATATATAACCTCTAAATTTGCCTGTTTTACTGTCGTGATCTAATACCCACGGGCCATTATTTTTATTGCCTTCTGAAGCGCATTCTTCAGCATTTCGATGGCATATGAGACATTTATAATCGGGATCAACAGGTGCGGGGTTCTGTGATTTCAACTCTTTTCTTATTTTTACTTGTGCTTTTTCACATGTTCTACATTTAGATCTTTTATAATTGCCGCCCGATGCATACGAGAACTCGCACAGGTGCAAAGCACGGTGGCATGAAGTACACACTTTTAATTCAATAAACGCTTTTACATATATATCTAAAAAATTAAAATTCACTGTAAGTCGGCGGCTATTATATTATTCTACTTTCTTTTTGCAAGATAAAAAACAAGGGTTGGAACAAATTGTGTCGTATTTTTTTTGACTTTAACAAAGGAGATAATAGAAAATGTAGATATATATTTTTAAAAAAAGGGGGAGGGGTATATATATGTATGTTTTATTATATATGTTTATATATCATAGGACATATAAATAGAGGAATTGAATGAAATTGGATAAAATGGATTAGAGATTGAGGAAAACCTCCCCCCACCGCAACGCGAAACAAGCAAGTCAAAAATTTTTTGAAAATTGGGGGGGTTGGCACGATCCTTGCTCTCAGCAGAGTGAACGCTGTCCAGGAATCGAAAAAATCTGCACAGAAGTTGTTGACGGATCGGCATCCCTCCTGTAGGCTATAGCCACAATGAATCACGACAAGAGCCTCTTCGAAAAAGTCAGCGACACCATCGTTATCTTCACCGTGACGGTCTTCTACTGCATCCCTTTCTTCGGCATGGGCTACGGTATCGGCACCGGAATCTTCGGCTGAAAATCTGCACAGAAGTTGTTGACACCCTGAACCTCAACCTGTAAGCTGTAAGCACAATGAAACACGAAATGACAGTGACTCTGAACAACATCCGCGTTGGCGACATCATTCCTGCCGGTTCCTTTGGCATGGGATTCGATGACGTGACGGTTACCGAGATCGGTCCTGACGAGGACTATGGAAACATGATGCGGATCGTGGTTGTCGGCCCGAAGGGTCGGAGCATCTACTGCCGATCCTTCGGCGGTCGTGATATCACCGTGGTCCGCAACTGAAAAGACCGGTTGACACCTTCAACTTCAACCTGTAAGCTGTAGGCACAATGAACAACGAACTTCTCGATCCTCAGTCTGAAGTCCAATCGCTCGCCGTTGTCTCAACGGAAGAGCTTCCCGGCTACGCGGAGTGGCTTGCCGAGTGTGAGGCTCAACTGGATCCCGATTGGATCTCAAGCTGGGCTAAACACTTGGGCGAATACTGAAAACAATCTTCGTGCCAAGTGAAGCTTGGCATGAAACTTGCTGTGGGGCCCCTCCTTCTGTAAGTCCTTGATACTGAGGGACTTACAGAAGCGGAGGTCCCCTAGCAACTATCGTGCCAACACTGATTTTCCAGGCGATTGGCATGAAACTTGTTTCCTGAAAAATCTGCACAGAAGTTGTTGACGGATCGGCGTCCGTCCCGTAGGCTATAGCCACAATGAAACGCAACGCTACCTACGCTGAACTGAACGCTGACTTCACTTGGACCGACTGCACTGGTGAGAAGATCGTTACCCCCAAGGGCACGAAGATCGAAGTGCGGGCGAGCTTCAAGGGAATGTCGATGCTGCACAAGGGCGACAAGTTCCACCCTGCTGGCGTGATGATCTGGATGGGACGAGATCTTCATCCGATCATTCCTCTTGACAAGATCGCGAACTTCACAATGAACGGTGAAGACGTGACTGCTCGATGGGCGAACGCCATCCTGAAATAACTGCACAGAAGTT